ATGTAGGTCTACCATAGGCATATCTCGTATAAAAGACCATACGACTGTAGTTAATATAGCAGCTGATACTATTTTCTTAAACGCAGTCCATATAGTATTTTTTTCTTCATCTACTAATATACGCGCGACCATAGTTGCCGTTCCAAGAAGAACAATAATCCATCCTCCTGCTAAAAACTCTTTTAGAATCGATTTTTCTGGTTCCATAAGACAAACGTACTAATATTTATATATATTAGTTAAGGTTTATGAAAGTATCTCAGTTATTTTTGCTTTTAGCAACAAAGTCCATAATCTCGTAATGGAAGTCCTTCTCGCTTATATTATCGTTAACGTTAATATAACCTACAGGTGTATCGTTACTCTGTTGATATACGAATATCCTGTTAGTTTCTTCTTCTAGTACAAAATCGAAATTATCTATTTTACCTCTCATTTTTTTATTTATATTATTTAGCCATTAATGGTAGTAGCTTCATTACTATAGACATTTTTAACACTGGGTTAATATCTATTGCTTGACCTATTTCTCCATTTATTATATTACAAAGCTTAAAATATTCAACGTATGGTTCATCATACTGATTAAATTTATATTCTATATGTACAAATATACCATCCTTACCAGTATCGGTAGGGTAAGTATCCGTATAATGTAATATATATCTCACGACCCATGCTAACTAATCTTACTAAGCTTTAGGTCCTTAAACTGCTCTTCCATCTTCATAAAGGAATCGTAATATTTTATAAATTGTGTAGTTAATCTTTCCATTTTACGAGCATCTATCTCTTCTTTAGAAAAGTAATAAGCCTTCCAGGTCTTAAGACTAGCCGTACTCCAGAAGTTGAATAGATTATTCTGAATACAATGCCTAATCTCGTGTAAAAGCGATCCAAATATATACCTCTTATTAGCCTTTGCTGTGTCTAGCTCTATTTTATAGTCTCTTATCGAGATAGGAGTACAGAAGGAAGTTCCTCGTACTTTACTTTTATGAATAGTAACAGATATATTTAAATACTTTTTATGATTAAACTCTAACATATTAGTTAGTAACGTTTCAAAAACATTAAAGTTAATTCCGGTTTCTTTCTTAACACTAGCCGACGGTTGTAATAATATCATCCTATTTTTTTAATAACTGGTTCGTAATAACCTTCTTGAAGAAGTTTCTTTTGAGCAATATTAGCATCATCTATATTATCGATATGTTCCTTTAGGAATCGTAAGATACCGCCTTTATCATCTCGGTATTCAATAACAAATTTACCAAAATCAAAGGGCTTTTTTGGAAACCTCTTCTTCATACTATTATTATATCACAGTTCCTTCTTAAATCAACTAATTAAAAAGTAACTCCCTCAAAATTGAGACTTTCCAGTTGATGATGAAGGTCTGAATCAAGCTTATAAATTTGTTGCATCTGTTCTTCTCCTGAGCCTTTTAAGCGCTTCCCATCGCGATCCCATGATCGCATTTTTTTGTAACGGATACCAGCATCCCATATTAAAGACATCTGTACTTGACCATTATCCCAAAAAGATATAAACGGTCCATGCATAACACCATCTTTTATTTGAGCTTTAGAATATACTTCACCGTTAGGATGAAGCCTAATGGTGTTCCCAGTAATTAATTCACCGGCTTTATCGCGAAACGTTGGAGGGTGAACAAAAATATTAGCTACAAGATCTTCACTGTTGTATTGTTTACCTGTAAATACTGGCTCTCTTTTAAATACAAACGGAGCCCCCAGAAACACTACTACTAATAATATAACTAATACAATCCATTTACTCTTCATAAATATATTTTATGTTATATAGCAACAAAATCAACTAAATAAAGGTATGTTCGAAGAAGTTATACTAGAAAACTCAACAGAGCGAATCGCTAAGCTCTATGGTCCAGCGGCGCGCGCCGCAGATAATCCTGATACGGGAGTAGAGATAAAGAAAAAAGCTGCTTATTACGTTATTAGAGACTGTGCAGGAATTACGAGAAAGTATCTATCGATTCACGTATGGGGATTATTTGATGATCCTATTCTCGACCTTAAAGGTAAGTTTACTAGCAATGATGTAAAGAGCTTTTTAAAGCGGGCAGAGACTGATACAGAAGCTAAGCTTTTAAAGAAGCTAATACTAGCTGACATAAAACAAAAGTATGAAGTAGTTCATACATCAACCGGTACAACTGCTATCAGTTATGAAGCTGATGCAGATGACATATACTCATACTATGAAGAATATGAAGAAGGTCTTGATGATAAAGATGAATCAGATGATAGTGAGGAAGAAACTCTTACTGATGATCAATTAATACTTAAGTATCTATTCTAAAATAAATCTATATGCTTCAAATATTTACCTAAGTAGTAATCAACCGTTTCAGATAAATCAAACTTTTGCTGATTAGCCACAGCGTCTAGATTATGCTTTGTAGATATAGCGTACTTAAAGTCATGACCTGCTCTATCTTCTACAAACTTAATATATTCTTGTCTTCTATATCGTGGTACCTTTCCTACAACTGTTTCTATAATTCGATCAATTAGATCTAAATTAGTAAATTCTGCACTACCAGGTATGTTATAAAGTTCTGCAGCATCTTCCTTATGTAGGACTTCTATAATGGCTTTGGCGTGATCACGCGCGTGTATCCATTCGCGAATATTATCACCTTTACCGTATACTGGAATGGGTTGACCCTGAGCTAGAGATCTTATAACTGTTGGTATTAGTTTCTCGTTATGCTGCCTTGGTCCGTAGTTATTACAACATCTTGTTATAGATGCATTTAGACCATATGTTGTAATGTATGACTGCACGAGTAGGTCAGAGCTAGCCTTGGATGCCGAGTAAGGTGATCTAGGCTTAAGAGGATGCTCTTCAGTAAAGGGCTCCTCATCGAGCTGTAAATGTCCATATACTTCATCAGTTGAGACGTGAACCATTCTAGCATGGTCCTCCTTGCATAGCTCAAGTACATTTGCTGTACCTATAACATTACTATCAACAAATGCTAATGGATTAGTAATAGATCTATCGACATGTGATTCAGCTGCTAGATGTAAAATATAGTCAACTCTACCTAAAAACTCTGTAAAGCATGAGCTCGATATATCACGTACCATATGTGTTAATCTTGGGTCATTTATAGGTATATGCTTTAGATCAGCACCTACTCCCATCTTATCAACACAAACAACCTCTATATCAGCGTTCTCGTCTTTAAGTAACTCTTCTATAACATACGACCCAATAAAGCCGCAACCCCCAGTAACTAAATATCTTTTACTCATGCTCTAATAATTTTGGATTCTGTTTAATAGTTTGCTTCGTGATAAGGTCTTTTATTTTTGTAGTCGACCATTCATGTGATCTAGTTGTATACACTACCTCCGGAGGTAGATCGTCACCTGTAAAAGGCTTTCCGATATAATCTTCACCTAATATACGTACTTCAGGCTTAAAGAACACAATTAACTCTCTAAGCTCTTCTTCTGACTGATAGAGGTATACTTCATCAACGTACCTGATGGCCATTAAGGTCTTATAACGTTCGTAGTATGGTATAACAGGCTTGTACTTTGTATAGCGAGTAGCTGACGGGTCTTTTTGTAAGAATATAATAAACCTATCACTATGTCTTTTCGCTTCCTCAAACGTATAAATATATCCGGGATGCAATAGATCGAAGTTTCCTGCTGTAAAACTTGTAATAGTTTTATCAGGGGAACTATTCTTAAGTTTTTTATACAGGGGACTTTTCATATATTAATGTAAGAGCTTCAGACTCAGTCATTGGTTCAAAATCGTATCTTTCTTTAAGCTTTGTAATATCTAATGTACAATTAGATCTATTCGCTTTAGTATTAAGAGCAGCGAAGTCGACAAACTTCCAATTAGGGTTACCTTTATCTGCGGCTTTCATAAACTCTATAACTCCTGCTGTATCTAGAGCATCTGGATTAACTAAATGAAGTATATCATTTTGATAACTTCCATCATTAATATACTTCTTAATGAACCTACATAAATCTGGTATATATGTTTTAGAGTTCTTAAAATTAACTAGATTATCATACTTACGAAGCTTTGATAACACCGATCTTTCTGATGTAATATCATTATCGAACGGCATCCGGATTCGTATAGTTAAGCCATAATCACCAGCTGCTAATTCATAAGCATGCTTTGATTTAGAGTAAAAAGATGACTCAACATCGAACAATCCGTAGTTAGGCTCATCTTCTTCTAACCAATCTTTTTCATACCCGGTAAAGATACACCCAGAGGAAATATGGATGTATGGTATTTGCGATGCTTTACAGACTCTATTTACATTTACTGGACCTAATACATTTAGATCCCAGCACTCTTTCTTCTTATCTTCTGCTTGATCAACATTAGGCCGGCCTGTAAATCCTGAGCAGTTTATAACATAGTCAATTTTACTTTTGGATAAAAAGGCTAATAGCTTGTACTGCTTGTTGTAATCTAGATCAGCTCGACGTAAGACTGTAACGTTATGATCACTCTTTAAACTATTACTTAAATGAGTTCCTACGTAACCACCACCCAAGATGCAAATATTCATATATAAATATTAACATGGAACGGTAGTATAATCAACTGCTTTTCTTCTTCCATTGCTGTCTTTTCGGACCGCGTTTCTTATATTTTTTGTTCTTTATCTTCTTACACGCAGCGTGTGTTGGTCTACAAGCAGGGTATGAAGAGCCTTTCTTACCAGCTTTCTTTCTNCCACATGGNCCGCCTGTCTTACAGTTGACCCATCCTTTAAACTTCTTACCAGTCTTCTTATCTGTACGAGTCTTAAACCAATCTCGTAAGTTCTCTAACAATTCTTTTTGAGTCATTTTATGTTACCGCCTCTATTTACACATTTCTGAACATAGCCGGATGCATAAGCAGAAGGCCATACATCATACTTACGCTTAGCTTTAGCCTGGCATTTAGCACGAGTCTTAGATACTTTCTTCTCAGCATCTTCAACTTTTTTGCGCTTACTCCTATATACATCAGCTGTTGCAAAGTGAGCAACCTCGAGAGCAGCCTTACCAGCTAACTTAGCAGAACCTAAAGCAGCCTTACCAGCTAACTTAGCAGTACCTAAAGCAGCCTTACCAGCTAACTTAGCAGCACCCTTACCAATCTTCTTAGCAGTCTCATTATCCTCAGCATATTCTTCAGACTCAGACTTCTTTCTCTTACCACCCTTCATGTTTGCACACCAGTGATACATTTTCGCCTTCTCTCCGCTAGCGTTCTTAGCTTTCTTACGGAGCTCTGTTACTGAACCATTACAACTAGCTCCAGACTTTTTAACACGACCTGGACGGCTCTTACCTTTAACCTTACCGTCAGCGTAATTCTCTATGTAAAATGACTTAAAATCTTTCACGTAAATATTTACTCTTCTATATAGAGTTTTTCAATATACTCTTTAATTCTTTCGTAGTTATACTCACCCTCAACAACGCTAAGTTCTATTTGATCTACGAAACTATTAGCTAAGAAATCCATCTCTTCATCTTCAACCTTCTCTAATGCATCTCTTACTGCATAAAGGCTATCATATAAAGCGTCGATCGATTTATCTAAATTATTAATAAGCTTAGACTTTTTCATATTTAAAGCTATTTATTGCTGCAATTAGGATAGCAACGATGTTTTTCTATAATCATTTAAAATATTAATAATATCTGCTTTAAGATAGTTAATGTGATATGGTACGAATCTATCTTCTTGTAGATAAAAGATGACACACTTTCGGCAACGGTGACCAGTCATTTGCTCATGCAAATAAGCATACATTGACAATTGTAACGCGTAAGTATTAAACTCGCAAGTATGTAAGTGATCAACCGGGCCGAGCATTCTTTCACCAAACGGTGAGCTGAATCTAAACTTCTTATTAGTCTTAAAATCTCCTACTGTAAACTCGCCCTTCTTATGTTCGAATATAAGATCAGCCATTCCAGCCACGTTGTAGTCCTCATTGTATAATAAACTCTCGCAATGAATCTTATCATGCCTATCGATGTGTTGATCTACTGCCCTATTGTAGGTTTTATAAAGCCAGCTGTAATTATCTTCCATATCACCATAGCTAATATAATCTTCTAGTAGTTTATGAATATTTGTACCCCTATCACAAGCTTTGTTCTTTTCCTTCTCCCACATCTCGAGGACCATTTCTTTCGACACACCTTCTCGTTCAGCTACCCTCGATGCATGGAAGTGTTTATCAAACTTCTTCTTATATTGACCTAGTAAAGTAGTTACAGATATAAACTTACCTTTATCTTTATGCGTGTAAGTATGTGACGCTTCATCAAAATTGACAATTTTTGCAGACATTAACATATTTTAATATAAAACTTGCAACTATCAACTAAATAATGGTATGGGTGTAAAGATTTCAGAATTACCAACATTTTCCTCTCCTCTCACAGGTAACGAGCTCGTAGCAATCGTACAAGACTCTATAACTAAACAAACACCTCTTACAGCTTTTGCTGCACCTTTAACAGGTGTAGGGGGAATGTTAGCAAGAACTGAACTTTCTACCCTTTCTGGGGGATGGGATTCTACTAGAATATATGTAGCAGCTAGATGTTTAAGCTGGGAAATGCAGCTGCCATGGTGCTCAACTTATGGGGGATCAGTAATAAACTGTGTTCAGTCAGGTTCAGCTCAAGGTCAAGTTAAAAGTACTACAGCTGCCGGCGCTGCAACTCAAGTAGCTGTAACAGGGCTTTTATCTACCTGCACTCCTACCTTTGCTAGTATAGCTATTGATACTAAAGTTCAAAGTGGCTGCATACAAGCTGGGTATTGTAGTACGGTTGCAGGAGGAAGCAGCTATTCTTCTATTGTTGGTGGTTACTATGGATGCGCTTGTGGTGTAGGTTCGTTTGTCGGAGGAGGTAACAATAATAAAACAACAGGTACTTATAGTGCAGTAGTAAACGGATGCTATAATACAGTAGCTGGCAACAACAGTGCTATATTAACTGGCACTAGTAACACAATTAGCTGTGCTATATCTGGCGCGTCAATCTTAGCTGGTACTGGCATTACTGCTCAGTGTAATGATACTGCTTATACACAGAAACTTAATATAACCGACATACCTACATCAGCTTCAGGATTACCAGTAGGTTCAATATATAGGACCGGTAGTGATTTAAAAATTGTAACTTAGCCTCTTGAATTTTGCTATATTGTAAGTAAATTATAGTATAGTTTAATTAGACATGAGCAAGCGGAATAGTGGTAATACAAAAAAGCAGGTAACTAAAGCTAAAGTAGTAGAAGCAGAAGTGGCAGAAGTAAAACCTACTCTAGTAGGTAAGAATGCTATCTTTCATATGGAAGGTGGTGTAGGTAAGCATGTGGCAGCGTCAGCTGTTATAGCATCATACAAGAAAGCTAAACCTGAGAATAATATTATTATAGTGTGTGCTTGGCCTGAAGTGTTTCTTAACAACCCTCATGTCAGTAGGGTTTATAGAATTGGTAACACGCCACACTTTTATAAAGATTATATTTTAAACCAGGATGTCGAGATACATTCACAAGAACCGTATAAGACAACGGACCATATTACTAAGAAGAAACACCTTATTGATTCATGGTGTGATTTAATCAATATACCTCGAGCGGGTACCGCTCCTGAGTTAGTATTAAACTTTAGAGAGAAAGAAGAAGCTGGAAGAATTATCCAGAACCCAACTAATAAGCCAGTACTTCTTATTCAACCATTTGGAGGACCTGGTAAGGAGCATCAAGAGACTCCCTATTCATGGACGAGAGATATTCACCCAACAGTCGCTCAAAACATTGTTAATGCTTTACATGAGAGGTATCACATTGTGCATGTTTGCTATGACTTGCACCCTCAACTAGAGAACGTTCAACGGATCGATGCTGGCATGCCTAAAAAAGTTCTCTTTGGTCTTTTACTTTACTCAACAAAGAGACTCTTAATTGATTCTTCTCTCCAGCATGCCGCCGCGGCAATGAACTTACCCTCAACTGTTGTGTGGGTAGCTACTCAACCAGAAACTTTCGGCTATGATTTACATAACAACATTAAACCTTCACAAGAGTTTCTAGAAGGTACTGTTGATTCATATCTATATGATTACAGCTTTACAGGAGCGCTTCATGAATGTCAATATGAAAATCCAAGTCAAATATTTGACGCTAATAAGATTGCAAATAGTCTAGTTTAACTTCTTAGTGTTATATGAGCCTTCACGTCTGCGGCGTGAAGGCTTTTTAGTAATAATTGCCATAGATATCATTATCATTGACATCCATATCATATACGTTATCTTTCGAGTCTTCATTAATATCCCAATCAAAGGACTTATCAGCAGAAACACTATCACCTGGTATGTTAGTAGATAGAACACCACTAAACGAGTTCTCAAATACCTGATCATTAACTGGCTCAATAGGCGCGCCAGGCTCGAATGAATATTCGTATCGCTTAGCTCTTACTCTATATACATATGTACCGAGTAAAGGGTTCATTGCTGAAACATCTTGATCCATTCGCTCTGTAATCTCATATACTTTAGCACCTCTACCGTTTGTTCGCATACAGCTTAATGCATCTATGACTACAAGATCACCAGCTTTAGGCTCTATAGACTGACCAACACTAGCATAATCAAACTTTGCTGACGCAGCGTTATAAAAGGTGTCTATATGTAAATAACCTGTAAACTCATCAGCAGCATCAAACCCGAAACTTTGCAATGAAATAGCCTCATTGTTGAGCTCAACATACATTTGAAGTTCTAGTGGACCTTGAAACGTTTTAGTAGGCTCTTCTCCGTATAGCAAATTAGCTGCAGATAAATTAAACGGGTTAAAGTAGTATTGAACATCAATACCGAAGTTGTTAATTAGGTCGTTGTAAGCTTGATCAAATACTAACTGCTCCGCTTGCATGTTCGTAGCATTTACAAACTTACCGCAAGATGGAATAGCTGTAGCTGCTAAAACTTCTTCCGGTGTGCAGTTAATAGTATTTGGATTACAGCCCATATAGTTATTTAGTCTTCTTTATAAGCATCCCACACTGATTACCTTCTTCATCTTCAAACATTTTCACCTCTGCACCCGAGTTACCAAGACCTTTTGTTACTCCAGGCTCGTAATCTAAGCCATAAACATTAAGTGTACCCATTAAAGGTTGGCCCATCAGCTTAATTTGATGTGCTCCACCATTTATTAAATTTCTAACGTGAGGGCATTTAGAATTATAGTCCTTACGAACATTATTTTGATGCTTTCTATCTGTACCCCCGTATAAATTTTTACCAGTCCTCATTGCAGCATGCATGTACTTATCTCCTTGATAGTACTCTTTAAAGGTCTTCATATATATACTTAATAAAAAAGCCTACCGATTTAACGATAGGCTTTAATATTGTTGCGTTATTTGTTTTAATTATTTGTCAAAAGCTCTTGAACCTGGCTTAAGATTGCCA